TAAGTAGTACCTGTTGAGTAAGATCCTAACCCTAATATGACTCCTGCTGCTCCTACTGAATCAACCGCTAACCCTCTGTTTAATTGTAAAGGATAAGCTCCTGTGTCTGTGAATCTCGAAGTTCCAGAGCTTCCAGTTGTTATAGCTCCAGAACTTATTGTACCTGCAAAGGTTGCATTACCAGAATCATCAATCGATGCGACATTAGCAAAGTTACTTGAGTGTGTACCTACTTTAAAATTAAAAGACTTACCACCAGCACTTCCTTGAGCAATAAAATTGACTTTAGCACTATTATCCAAACCAAGGATATTAAGAGATGAGCCACTTGCCGAAATAGTGTGGCCTTGTCCTAAAGAAATACTGTGAGTTCCATCAATAGATAAAGTTCCATCGATGGCCACATTACCTGCGTTTGTCACAGAAAACTTAGAGGAAGTTCCTCCACCATACCAAACTAAACTACCAGTTGCGCTAGTATTATAATTTAATCCTATTTCACCGTTTCCGCCAGGAGAAATTCTGACTGAAGAACTTCCGAGATATAAATTACTCGCTGTCACTCCATTAAACGTTGGAGATGCTGTGCTGCGAACATCTTGGTTCAAATGAAACCCGTCAGTAGTATCTGCATCTCCTGCGTTAAGTTTAGCTGGTGTTGCAGACGCTCCACTTTTATAATATAAGTGACCATCTGCATAGTTAAGAGCGATTTCACCTAATGAAAGATCACTTGAACCCGGTGCATTCCCTGATACGCCCGACTTTTTAAGGGTAATAGTGTTTGACATGATTATAGAATCGGTAGAAATAGACTATAGAGTCTATATAATAAAATATCGTAAGGATATTAACCCCTACGATATCTATTTATACAAGTTATGTATTGCAATTTTTAAAATGTTCCACCGTCTATAGTACAGCTTGTAAGAACTGTATTTTTAAGACCGCCATTAGCCTTTAAACCAGTACTAAGAACCATTTGTTGGTTTGAGCCAGAGTTATATTCAAAGATAAACGAAACTTCAGCACCGCCGCTCCCTTGACCTAGAAGAAGACCAGCTCCAGTTAGCTGCGCGAGCCCGGTGTTTTTAGCCAGTTGAAGATCTTTATCAGCTATTTCAATAGTTGTAGAGCTTACTGTCGTAGTACTGCCGTTAACAACAAGATTACCTTCAACTGTAAGAGTTCCAGTCGCATCACCATGCGCCGCAGGATCAATCGTAAAATCTGCCGGGCCGCGCAGGTAACCAGTAGTCGTAATATTATCAAATGTTACATCATCGGTAGTTGCAACAGGTTGGCCAATAGCTATAGTAGGTGTTGCTCCTTCAGCTCCTACATTGCCTGTAATAGTAACACCGGTGCCTGCAACTAAAGAAGCAACATAACTTCCGGAAGTGTGCGTTGTAAGAGCTACAACACCTGCAGTAATTTCTTGTCCAGATAAACTTAGATAGTTTTGTCCAGCTAATGTAACATTTGTTGAATTATCAGTACCTGCTGCATCGACGACGAGATTAGTTCTTGCAGCTGCGGCTGTAGATGCTCCTGTGCCACCATGCGCCACCGCAACATCAGTTGCTGCCCATGTACCTGCTGCAATAGTCCCGAGAGTTGTAATACTTGTTGAACCTGCAGCAGGAGCTCCACCAATATCACTAAGAACATCTGCTCCAGTTCTAAACTTAACATCGCCGCTATCTGACACAAGAAACTTACTCGCGGTAGACCCTTTGTTCGCAAGCGCGCTGAATGTCACTGTAGAAGCTGCTTCAAAATCTGTACTGACTAGTAAGTCTCCTGTTACCGTAGCATTATTTGAAACTGATAAAGTACTTAATGTTGTTGTTCCAGCGATACTTTGACCGCCTGTAGTTCTAATAACTGTACTATCAACTGCTACTGTAGTTGCGGTACCTTCTCCGGCAGCGCCAGTAATAGTAATACCGGAAGCGCCAGATGCTCCAGCGACCGTCGCGACATAGTTTCCAGAAGTGTGTGTTCCAAGAGCAACATTTCCCTGAACAATATCTTGACCACTTAACGTAATATAGTTATGTCCTGAAGTTGTAGCAAGAGCATCTGTCGTTAAAGCAAAAGTACCAGTACCGCCTGGAATCGTATGGCCGTTTATTTTGCCACCGCCCGTAAGACCAAGATTAGCAGCGGTTACAGATCCCGCAGTAACAACATCACCGTCATTTCCTGCAACACTAAACACCGTGACACCAGAATTAGATACTGCAATCCCTTGAGATCCAGAACCAACAACTGCAATACCACCGTTTGCGTTTAAAAGAGAAGTAAGTGTTTTTACCCCAGCAACGTTTTGGGCAGTTGTTAGATCGACAAAGTCCGCGTTTGTTGGAATATCTGAAGTCTCAGCGAAGTTCCCTTCACCACCGATCGCCACTATCGTGGCCGCGGTATCTCCTCCGCCGGAGGTTCCTTTTCCATAGTATAGAATATCATCTACTTCGTTAAAGGCTAATTCTCCATTTTTAAGTGAGCTCGGCGCGCCGCTTGAACCCGATGCTCTCCTTTTAATTCTAATTGAGTTCGACATAAATTTGTGCTATTGTTAAAAGTTCTTTTTTCTATTTATATTTTTAAAAATTTCCACCATCCATTATATCAGTGTTTTCAAACTTTGATGTTGTAGTATTATATTTGATTAAATCATCTTCACCAACGCCTGTTATAGTAACATCGCTAAGCTGATTTAATCCGGTATTAGTAAATGTTTTTGTTCCTTCAACTGTTTGATTTCCTGATGTCCGAAGAACGCTGTTATCAACGGCAACAGTTTTTGGAGTAGCTCCGGTATAATGAAAATCAGTAATACCATCACCATCAGTTAAGGCAGCTCCACCCCCACCAGTCGAAACTTGTTTAGGTATAATCTTCTTATCTGGATTAACCTGAGCGTTTATAGTGTTTTGTGTAGTTACCTTAGCTTTAATTGACATTAGTATATTATGTTTCTGGGGCAGAGGAATCAAATGTGACACCAGGCGTGACATCAATCTGCCCTTCTAAAATCCGTGTTATTACTTTAGGACTACTAGGAGATACAATAATAACGTCGTAGACATACCTGCCAGGTTTAAGGGCTGCAGTTTGAGCCGCAGTTAATGAAATTGATACTGTTTTAGCAGTACTATCAACAGATGCAGAGAATGTCGCTTTTGCAGTACCGTCATAAGATTTAGCAACCTTACCCGCAGCAGTGTAATTAGTAAGTACTAAATTTGGAGTGTCGGATAGATCGATTGTCGTATTAAAATTCGATCCTTGATCTATGAATAGGTTTGAAAATGTTGACATATGATTATACTCTCTGTTTTTGGAATGCTAATACTTTATATTTAACCGCATTGATACTACTATCATGTGATCGTCCTTCAATTTTCCCGGCCGCGTCAGTCATTATAACTATATGACCTCCTTTTTCGCTACTTCCTACAACTAAAGCGGTAGCACCGTCAAACTGGTTTGTGTAAGCGGCCCAAGTCTCTCCATTAGTTCTAAAATACGCGCCTTCCGCAGAGCGGCTGCCATCTTGCAAACTAAGAACAACCAATGCTTTGTTTGAACCTACCGCTGATGACAAATCAATATCGGTAAATGTAGTAGTAAGGTTAAACGTCCCAGTGGCATTACTCGTTGGTTGCTTAAGAGAGTACTCATCAAACAAGCTATCAACATAATCTTTAACGGCTTTAGATGAAGGAATCGTATCATCAGAATTCTGAAGCCCTGATGCAGTGACATCAATCTCAATTTCTACAACGTTTTGACTATCTGATGCAACATTGCCTAAAAGTTTATTGCCTGCTACTTTTTGTACCTTAGTAAGAGCGACCGTATTATTACCATCTTGAAAATTATTAACTTTGGTTTGTAAAGTGTCTAATTCAGTAGCCTCTGAACTAATTTTTGTTATAATACCATTCGTCTTCTTTCTCCAACTAGAAAGTGTATCGCTAAGTTCTACACCATTAGTGGTAAAGGTGCTAAAATTTGTAGAGTCCATGTTGCTATTTATATGTTTGTAATTGCCTTAACTATTTCTTTTAGTTCTTCAAGTTGTGCTTTAAGAGATTTAATTTCTTTCTCTTGTTTTTCTTGTTTCCTACTTCTCTTCTTAGCCTCCATCCTAGCAGTATATGCTGTAATATTGTTATTAATTAATATACCTTTAGATTTTCTTATAAATGATTTTTCCATTATAACGTTGCGATTACTCTTAGGTTTTTAATCTCTGGGACAAACGTCTTATCTGAAGATTTAAACAGAATCTTGACAGCAACTTGATTAAACTGGTCGGCCGCACTACCTTCAAACTCGACTTCGCCAAATTCAAAGTTGGTACTTACTGGTATCTTAGACCCATCCTTAAGATTAATCCTTGTCCAACCAAGTGAGTCAAATGGTGTGGTTGAATTAAGTGTATTAAACTTAGCATATACTTCAATTGAAGTCGATCCATCAGGCCGCATCGCGTCCGCGTAAATATTAATTTGATCCGCGGGAGATTCAAGCTTTATGCTCTTTGTAATATACCTTGCAGCACATTGTCCATCATCGCGGGTTCCTTCAAACTCACTTGAATTATTAACAATATTATCAAACGTAACAAGTGATATACGATCTAAATCAACGACTGGCGAAATTCTAGAATCTGTTGTAGATAGTACAGCTTGAAGTTTTAATTGCTCTGCATTAGAACCATTGTAAGCACTAGTAGAATCGTGTGTAACACGCTTACCTGTATAAATCAATTCTCCAGGAAATACGTTATAAGTACCACCCGAACCACTAGTTGCATTATCTGTTAATGTGTAATTAACATTAGATTCTGGAAGAAGCATATCTTGAATAATTGGAAGATACGATGATGCTTTCCAAGTGTCAACACTCGCAGTAGCTGTTGCAGCTGTTGCAGTATTAAGAGTTTGCTGTTTTCCACCGCGGTCTGTGAAAGCCACTTGAGTTGTAAATACTGCTGAAGTGTATAACTTAATTATTCTACTATATGGTACTTCGTTTCCATTTGAATCAATTGTTTTTGCGTAATACGTAGTACCATTCGTTAACCCGTTGATTGTTGATCCGCTGTTTGTCTTATATGTAAATGCTTGGCCATTTTTTGCCTCGAGAACACCGGCCGGGAGATAAATTTTGTTATTACCAAAATCAACACCTCCATCAGTTGTATTAAAGGCATCTGCGTGAATGCTAATCCCTTGATCAACAACTGCTACTGTAGGAGGGCCAGTATAACCAGATCCATTTGTAATAACTTCGATATGATCAATAACACCACCTTTTCCAACGTGTGCTTTTGCTGTTGCTCCAGATCCTGAACCGCCAGTAAATGTTACTGATGGAGAACCACTAAGATAACCAGAACCACCAGAAACAACATTTACATATGTAACTTGTTTCCTCTGAGGCGATAGCCCAGTGAATACCGCTGTTGCGCTACTTGTTGTTTTAAAGTCTGCTCTCTTAAGTGCAAACTTAAGATCCTTATTCTGATCTGGTGTCCATGTTGAAGCATTTTGGCTCTTAAGCATTACTCCAAGATTAACATTCTTATTGATCTTCTCGGCATTTGCTCCAACATCGGTTCCACCAACTTCAGCGTGCCATACTCGGTATCTCGCGCTGTTCGATATTAGAACGATAGCATATTCAACACCAGGTTGTAAGTAAACTGGTGTATCAAACATAAACTTAGTTTCATTACTGGCATTAGTCGCTGAAACATTAACATCGCCTGAAAGTTTAACAACCTTTGAGAATGGAATTGTTTTCTGTGTAGGAATACCATTCTCAACAGATACGATGCTAAGCTCAACGGGGAGATAAGGATCTTTTTTCTGGAAGAAAATATCAATTGAAGAAAGGAAAATACCAGTTGGCTCGTTTCCTATCATGAAAGTCTGAGCAATAGGATCTCTTCGAACAACCTTTTCTCCTATAAGAAGATTGCGGCTTTCTTTCAAACGTGTTCTTTCTAGAACTAGCTGGCGAGTCGAAAGTATAGTCTTCTGCCTTGTTTCTAAAAGTCCTTTAGCGTGATATGTAGACTCAGCAGATGAAAGTTCAAGAGTTCTGTTATTATCAGATCTATCAGTCAAGCGAACTTGACGAGATCCGGTTCTGAATCGTAAGCTATTATTATTAGGAATAACAAACCATCCATCAACGTCTCCTGCAGAGTCTGTTGTAATAGTATTGGCCGAGTCTTCTGCGATTGTGTCGGTAATAGCTGCAGCTAAATTACCTTCATAGCGAGCAACATCAGTTCCTCCTGCGGTTGCAACATCACCACCAAATTGGGAAAAAGTCGCATCCCCATTAGCATAAGATGTAATGTTAACATCATCAAAGAATAGATTAAATGTAGTATTCGGCTTAAGCATTCTACCTCTAAAGTAAACCTTACGGGAACGAATAAACGGAACAAAGGTAATATTTAGAAGATCATCTCCTACAACTTCCCTTTCGGTATTCTCTACGAGAGATGTTTGAATACCCTCTCTGTTCTGACGAAGGAATTCCTTTTGATTTCCTCTCCTCCTAGAAGTCCACGTTGTTTCTGTGAATGTATCAGCAACTTGTATCGAACTAGTTTTAGCCATAAACCAACGGCCGTGTCGAACCTTTTTAGATTTCCACTGAGCTTCCCATTCGTTCCACTCTGTTCCAAGGATGTTGGCGTTATTAGCAATTTGGTTAATTAAAGCGCTGTTATCCCCTTCGATATTATTAATAATATCAGGAACATAGTTAACATCTTTCCATTCATCAGATGATGGAGAAAGTTCTAATGATCCGCTCCAAGTTGCTACGTCATAAGGATTAACGCTAATATGATCTGATGCAAATGGCTGATCAACCAATACTTTTTCAATAAAATCAAGTGTTAATGAATTTTTTCTTTTGCCGGAATAGATATTAGTAGAAGTAATCGTCCCACCGTTCCAGGTGGTACCACTACTTGCTGTGGCTGTGCTTTGTACACTACCCGACGTCCCTTTGATAAAACTCCATCTAACATTATCAGAAAGATAGGTAGGACGAGCAGTAAAGTTTTCTCGATCAATAGCGGCCTTATAACCAGGGCTACTAACATCACCTACACCATGACCTCTAAATGAGTCTGTGAGAATACCACCTTTAAATCTTGGTCCTGCATCATCGGTTATTTGCGTATTAGCTGCTTCTGATTCAAGTTGGGATAAAGATGTGTAATACTCAAGATTCTGAATCCGGCTTTCAAGAGAACCAATATCCCTCATTGAATACCTTCGGTTTTCTATACGCTCGATTTTTAAATCATTTAGTGTATACAGATACCCTGGTTTTTCTATTCTATATAGAAGTATTGAGTCGTCCGGTGTTTGAGGATAAACGGGAGATCCGGAAGAAACCCCTTGAATAAATTTAATATCACCTAGTTGGTTAAGAACAACGATATCTTTTCTTTTATTATAGTGTGTAAACCCAACATTAACGATAGAGTTTGGTTTAATAGTTGAACCTTCAGTAGAGTGTGTTATTGGAAGTCTAAAGTCTAAACAATTAGCAAGTCTTAATTCTTCATATGTAGGTGCATCTTCTAGATCTCCTGAATATGAACCTCTACCAAATACATTACCACTGCCGGTATGATTATAATATTTAAATGTTATCGTATTAGTCAATGAAGAATTCTTATAAAGACTAGAATCACCTTTATATACGACCTGCGAATATCCGTAATGCGTATCTGTCTGACCTGTTATTAATTCATAATCACTAGCAGGAATCGTTACACCGTTATGAACAAAAGCTGTTATTTCATAAGCATCTACTTTATCAAATTGAATAATATCACCAGGGTCTATTCTAAGGGCGGCAATGGATTTTGTTCCTGTAGCAGAAGTTTTAGTTTTTAAACTTAGTGCTGTTTGTGTTGGAGCAAATACAGTTATTTTATTTCCTGAACTTGAAGATATAATAACAGCTTCATCATTTTTAGCTCTTAACAATTTAAGTGTTGCAACCTGCCCAACTATTGAAACATCGCTAACGTATGTTTCACCTCCGACTGAATCAGCACCTGCAAGGCCTTGTACAACGACATAATCATCTGGATCTGTGCTCACAAATGAATCACTCCCTCCTGCGGTAATTTTTACTTCACCGGCTACCGCGGTGGTTGCCGTATTAGAATACCGTTTCTGGACTACAAATGTCGCGCCACTATTATTGATGTCCTTTACGTCATAGTTTCCTAAAGGGTAAATCATTCGCGCGCTATTGTCACCAATCTCTTTAAGTTCAAATCCGCTACTATTAGAAAATAGGGTTGCATTAGAAACAGTAGTAGCACCAGGGTCGAGTGTTATTCTTACACCATTCTTTATTGTTTTCCCCGAGACTAAATTTATATCATAGATATAAAGACGCTTTGTCGCTTTAGTGGAATCTGGTGTGTCTCCTCCACTTGCTGTCTTAACGCCAGTATTTTCAATTGAATGAATTCTGCATTCTCCAATTTTTGTTGAGCTTGTGTCGTATATATCATAAGTCAGATTTGCTTGAAATTTGAATTGGTTGATAGTAGGAGAATCTAATTGACCTCCAAGGTCCACAAGCGCACCTTCAATATACTGTCCGAGATTCGCAGAAAATTTGTAATTGGTTTTTGCGGTTGTATCACTATTCTGTCTACCTTTATCTGCGACAACATCTTGTTTACTTTCTAGTTCAACACGATAACCTTGTACATAGGCAATACCAGGTTCAACACCAATAATATATCTTTTAGCACCTTCAGCTGCGGCGCTGCTATCAGTAAGATCTAAAAGAGGATCACCGTCGTTTTCTATTTCTGTAGTAGTATATCTTCCGCGATTACCAGCAGAGTTATTTAGATATTCACGAACCTCGTATTTAAATGGGTTAACAACGTACGATCCGCTTTCTTCTTCGGTGCGCTGAGCAAGTGCTTTACCAAGCTCGCTATATTGTGTTCTCGCCGGCTGAACGACATTATCTTCTTTAATATCAAGAAGCTTAATACGGGATTGGCCAGTTGTAACACTTATAACAGTAGAAGGCACAAAACTTAAATTAAGAGAAATCTTATAACGATCAGCACCAGGTGCACTTGCGTTAGGTTCTCCATTAGCGTTATCGGCAAGTGAAGGGTCGGTTGTGCTTTCTACTACTGTCTCTACTATATCAAATAACGCTATACCAGTCAATTTAGCGGTTGAACTTGTTTTAGCATAAAATGCTTCTGTCACATCTGTATGAACAAAGTGACCTTTAACAAAGAATACTCCGGCATCCTGAAAAACACCACCGTGGAAACCGGCCGGCTCAACAGCTGTGTAATAATTAGCTATTTTTGAACTACTAGATGTATATGTAGTTCCGCCAACAGTAATAGAATCTTCGCCTGCTGCTAGCTTTATGTCATTCTCATTTGCAATTGTCCCTGCACCACCAATTGATTTTATATATAAGCGGTAACCAGCTGTATTATCAGTTACTTTAACAACACTAAGAATCTTTGCTCTCCAAGTTCCACCAGAATTGGTTATCTCTTTCCCCTTTAATGCTGTAAGTTCAGCTGCAGTAAGAGTCAGTGATGCGTTTGCCCATGTGACACCAATACTTTGAATAGAAGAATCATAATTAGTATATCCGTCTAGCACGCGATCACCATCTTTAAAAACATGACGACCAAATTTGTCAATCTGGTCTTGAACATTCGATTGAAGTTGATTAAGCTCCCTTACCTGAACGCTTCTTCCCGGTCTAAAAAGAATTCTTAGATAATTCTTATCTTGACTAAAGTCATCAAAATAAGGTGTTGCAGAGTATGTGGTTATTGCCATAAATCTTATTTATTAAAGTTGTATAACGAGTTTTACCTCTTCAGTTTGATCTGTGTCTCGCGCAAAGGGCTGTCTATTTTCCATGAAAATGACTTCGCCGTTTCTTTTGTCGGGATTATCGGTATTTGGAATAAACGGATTGTATTCCTTATTAAGATCAATCGCCGTAATGTCAGTGGCTATTACTGCATCTGTAGCTGCAACTTTAACATTCACAACGCCAAACGCCGGAGGAACAATTTGATTTACATCGCTATTAGAGTTTTGGTGATAAAACAGTGTGCCGGTACTACTAGTCGCGGCTACATAGTAATCATAATAGAATTTAGAAGCACCCGCATATAAGACAGTGCCTTCAACTAAATTAGTCATGTTAGTACTATTAACTCCAGATAAAGTTATAGAATTCAAACAGTCGAGAACAGCGTGAGCTTCGGCAGAGCTACCGTCACCGTCATCTGCCCTTGAAAAATTCTTAAGAAGCGAAACTTGTCTAAATTTTAAAATAGCAGAATCGCTATTAGTCTCGCTACCATCAAAGTCAGTATACATTCCAACAAACCAAGCTGGAAGAATGTCCAATGCGTTTTTGGCAAATCCAGTAATAGGTGCAATGGATGCATAGGCCTTCGCCGCTCGAGTGGGGCTGCCACCGCTAATAGTAACTGTTGCATACGCGATACGAGATGCGTTAGAAGAGTTTAAAAATCCAGATGCTTCGTTTTTCCAATACTCGTAAGAACCTGCGTGAGTTGGGTTTGTACTAGCGTCGCGTATATCAATTCGTGTAATTACACCACCAGACACAGTTGCTACTAAGTTAATAGCCGCACTAGAAATCGCTAGGTGACTGCTTGTCGCTAAAGTTAGTGTAACTGTAGGAGTAGAACTATACCCTGCACCTCCATCAGAAAGGCCGATATGTGTTAGTAGACCTCCAGTTGACTGTATTTGCGCAGAGTTAGGTGTTTGCGTATCGACTGGAGAGAATTGGCTCGTAGCAAGAGGATCATTTGAAGTGAATCCTGCAACTTCCGTCCAAACGTATCCATCACTGTTTGGAGTCGCAGTGACACCGAAAACAGGAGGAGCTGGGATTGAGGTTGAGGCAGCAGCAGTTCCACTAAAACCTCCAGTGACTGCTGTGTTGGAAAGACACATATAAATTTTGTTAGAGTATGATACAACACACGGATAAAAATCTCCGGTAGAGTAAAACATATCATCATCAGTTTGATCATATACTTTATATTTTCTTCCAGTCGCCCATGGGTTTTTAGCAATAAGCTGTTTTACATTAGTAGATGTAATGTCTTTCAAAGTAAACAAATTACTAATGATATCATTATTCTCCTGAAAAGTTCCTTCTGGTGATGGAACAATAAATGACGAATTTTCTTCTGCTTTGCCAGAAGAATCGTTCGGCCACTTATCGGCTTTACCTAAACCAATAGCGTACCTGTTATTTCCTCGGTAAGGCCAATTTGATTCGTTCGAGTTGCTCGAACTATTTGCCGTAGAGTCAAATTCGGGATCGCTCGATGCTTTAATGTCATTGACTAAAAGACGCGCTTGATTTCGGCGAAAGTCATCTGTAATAATTGCTGCCATAATTAGTTGTTTTCTTAATTGTTATTTATAATATTTATACGTCTGTTTTCTTGTTCTTATACGCATTTATGATATATCTATTTGAACTGTTGGTTGAGGCGCTTCTTCAGCATCTAAACGATTAGGAATATATTCTTGTTGGTATTCGTTGATCAGAGATGATAACGACATTTCAAATACAGTTAGTTTATTAAGTGTAGCTGGATCATCCCAGAAACCTCGATCAAAATAAAGCTTTGCATTAATGCTGTTTGACCAATTTGACGCTGGCAAATTAAATATGCAATTAATAAAAGCTGACCTACTAAGATCCGAAGTGTTTGCATTTGAAGGTGTTTGATAGTAGTTATTAGCTAGACCAGTAATAAGTTGTGCTATGGTTGAGCTTAGCCAACCAGGTTGGTATCTAGGAGTATGAGAACCTGCGTATGAAGAAATTCCTCTTAAACGCGGGGGCCTTATACTTTCTAACCAACCTTCAGGATTCGTATCTGTCCCTTCGTAACTTTCTATTTTGTCCCATCGGCTTTCTGCTACGGCATCGAGTGTAATAAGAGAAAAGAATTTCATTCCTGCCGGGTGAACCAACCTTCTAAAAGAATTGCCCCACTTAGATAAGGGTATGTCTGATCTAACTTGGTAACTAAAGCTTTGCCAAAATTTAGAATCTTGAATTTTGTCAACCCCAGAAGCAAAGCCACTTTTTTTAGTATAAAGTTTGGAAGTGTCGTCGAATGTTCCGGCCGAAAGCTTAAACAAATTATCTCCTGGATAATAAACATCAACTACTGAATTAAACATTAATTGGAAAAACGCGTTAATACTTTCGGGTGTTCCTTTTATACGATAGTAATGTATTATTCTTTTATATAATGTATTTCTGTCAATAACACTTGAGTTAGGAACAACCTTGGCTATTTCTCCTTGAATGGCGTCAAGATATTTTTCACTCGTAACATCAATATCATTTTCGTCAATAATATGACCTAATTCATATGAAGCAAAACCATCACGATTCAAATAGTCATAGTACTCCTCCATAAAGGAGATAAGGTTTGCAGAAGAATCGCGAAGGTACTGCGGTACGAGTTCTCTTACCTTTTCTCTCTCGTGATTAGGAGGTTTATGACTAGCAATAGACGTGTGCATTAGTAATTTTCGCGTGGGGTTGTGACATATTCGTTGGCACCCGCGGTACCTCGTGTTGCAACTGTATCAACGGCGGCCGCGATAGTAGTATTTAAAATATCAATTTCAAGGATTTGATTTCTCTTAGGAGCTACATCATTTGAGGCCGGCCGAGTGAATATTGTAATTTCTGTGTTAGCTGTTATATTAAAATCGTAAATTTCAATAATGCCTGTTGAGCAATTGACAGTTCCAACATTTCTCTGATCTATTATTTCTACACCATCTGCATTAAGATAATATCTATAGATGTTTCTCACATTGGCTATGATTGAGTCTTCGTCTTTAAGAAAATAAGTGACATTATCATAAACATAACTTGATGATGTAATAGATGACTGTGTAGGATCAGTTGGTTTTTCCAACTGAAAGTTATAATTGAGTTTATACGTGCTATTATTATTAGTAAGCGCATTGAATTTCTTAAGACAATAAACTCTGGCAAAAGAACTTAAAATAGAAGGATCCAAATCAGTTATATAATTTAAAAATTGTGAATACCTAAATACACCTTCAAAACTTTCTAAGAAAACGTCACTAAAGTTCGATAAGCCAGTTTTTATAAGCGAAGATATTCCTCCAGAAGATAGATTCGTCAATGAAGAATTGTAATTAGTAAATACATTAAAATAAAGATAAGTAAAATCGGGATCGACAAACTTAGGTCTAACTGTTAGAATCCCTTTTGAATCTAGGATAGGCAATAAGCGTTCTTTTTCATCAGATGTAAGTTTTGATGCATCCGCTGGTTTTGCCGATATAAAAACTTTACCGTATTCCGGAGGGTCATTATCTTCCCCACCCCAAACTGATACTGCATTTGCAGTAGAGTTCGCTTTAATAAGAGCAGTATAATCATCAACAGTAACAGCTCTATTTTGAGATATAAATTGTAAAGGGGCGTTGGCTCTAATACTTTCAATACTTTCTTTCGAGCCTCCTCCTGAAGAAGCAGCTTGTGATTCTATTGTAGGTTTGTTAACACTATCGAATAAAGAATCTGCTGTTGTAAATATAGATAAGCCATTCGCCGCTGCAGCGTCTGTGGTTAAATACTTAATCGATATAAGAGAACCAGGCAAAGGTTTTTTACCTATTACTCCATCACCAAAGGATATCTCATATTTACCATTTGGGTTTTCGTTAATAAAATATACTGCCGACTCACTATTTAAACCAGGAAGCTCAGAAAACTGAGTATAAACTTCTTTTTGTGTACTGCTAATAGAATCACTCACACTTATAACGAGCTTCGTACTATCTACATTTATATCTGGTATCTCAAACTTAAAATTAGAAACCTTGTCATCAAAAATATATTCCTTTGTTTTAATCGCTCCTTGGTAAACTGTAAATTTTGACTCATTTGATACTGGAGTATCTTCAAACGCAACAAAGTTATATGTTTCGTTATTCAGTGTATCAGAAGATGTGAATGCTGTATCTGCAGGAAGAGAAGTGATAGCTGCGTTAAGATTCTTCATCACAAGCTCAACTGCAGATGCCGATGTACTTTTAGGTGTATAACCAAGAGTCTTTGCGCGCGCTACAACATTCTTTCTAAGCTGTGCCGAAGAGATAAATGATTCATTTGCTGCAAGGTGTGCTAAGAACGCATTGTAGTGTGTGTTATGTGCAAGAATGTCAAGAATAACATTAAGACCGGAACCATCAAAATCAAAATCTTTAAATGGACCATCAGTCCTTTTGTAATATGATTTGATTTCATCCTTGATCTTATCGAAATCGAGTTCTGTAATATTGAGTTGTTTAATTGCCATGGTCTTTAGCGGATTCGGTCGAGGTAGAAAGATACCTCAGCGTTAGTATTTGTATTTCTAATTTGGAAAACTATTGTTACGAGAAGTCTGTTATATTCTTGATCCAGCTCTACTTCTACTTTTGGTTTGCTGACTCGAGGCTCACGTCTTTTGATAATCCTTAATACCTCATCCTTAATTCCCATAGCAGTAAACTGATCGGCATTCTCGAAAAGATAGCGTGTTACGTTGGCACCAAGTTCAGGATGAAATGGCCGATCAGAAAAGTTACTTAGGACAAGAATCTTTACGGCCTGCCGGATCGCTTGAATATCTGTAATAGGACGAATGTCCTTTGTATTAGGATGAGCGATAAAATCAAGAGGGATGTCAGCAAAAAGACCGGCCGTATCAACCGAGGCGATCGATGGTACCTTCTCGTTAACGTTATAGTCTGATCTTAATCCCATAAAATCTATTTATATAAAAATTACACCGTTTACGTCAGGAAGCTTACCTTCTCTTAATATTAACTCTTCATAAAGGCGAATACCTTCAGCAATATTAACCTCAGGTAGAAAAAGCTTTTGACTATCAATTCCAGGACAGGTCAGTGGATTGACGCTAAACAGCCCTATGCGTTCTACCTCTTCCAAAAGACCTGCTGAAGAATAGGACCTCACAAGCTTCTTAAAGTTAGCGTTAAGGTCAGAAGACGTCTTCATTAATGAAATAAAGTATAACGCATACTCTTCTGGTTTACCGCTATAAACCTTATGTTTGTTTGCATTGCTTGGAACATAGCTGTTGAGCTTTGTCTTACGGACTTGATCAGATATTGCAACAGTAAGAAACTTTTCACTTACAAATCCGTTAACGTCTGGTTTTAGATATATATTTTTCATTTTAAACTCGATTGTCGAAGGCTGAGGTTAACCATTGTGGCGCGTGTTTCCTCCTATATTCTTTAGCCTTTGCACCCCAACAAGCTTTTTCTGATTTGTGCGGACCTAAATGCGAAATATCTACATGAAGGTTGCCAGTCATATAATCGTCATCGGCTCCTATAGAACCGATACCGTTATTTAAAAGCACTAGTACAAAATCTCTTAGCGCGTCGATGTCTTTAGAACTCTTGCTGGCCGCGTGTATTCTTCGCCCTTTGTCGTTGTAAACACGCATGTCTACGGCATATCCACCATCGTGTCGTTTTGAACCTTCCCTTCTCGTACCTCGACCTATATAATCTTGACCACCTGAGTATATCACAAGACTATAATTTTTCTCAGCAGCAGAAGCTTCTAAGATTTTCATTAACTTTGGCTGAATTGGTTTATTACGTATTTTGCTGCTAAAGTTTGAAGAGTACGATACGTTACCAGGAACCGCATTTTTAAACTCGTCTGTGGGTGTGCCATTAATACTATCGTCGACCGGGTCGCCTTCGCTGCCTTCATTTAAAGCATCTATAATCCTTTGTTTTTTCTCATTACCGAGCTCAGCGCTATATGCCCACGACGCCATAAATATAAGTTGGATGTTTATTCCTTCTTCGCTAAAGAAATATCTCTTTACAGCAGCGGCCATTTGGCCCGGAAATTTTGACAGTAAATCGTAATTGGCTTGATCCTGAAACGAGATATTCAGAGAGTTTTGACCTTCGAAAATAAAGCCGACTGGTGGGATTGTATCATCCTCCCAGATTAAAAAATCATTTATCTCGTAGTCAGGAGTCGGGAAGAATTCCTTCCTCAAATTATATATGTTCTCCTGCAAGTACTTTTGGTACCAAATGATCCAATCCGACATCATCTTATATGGAACCGCAAATAAACCAACCTCGTGCATTTCAGCACGCATTTCGTCCAACCTAGCTTCTGACAGAGGAATAGGCTCTTTCGCATGCATAAATTCCCGAGCTGTCACGTAATCAGGACCCTTAGCTATTTCTTTTAATTTCTCCCATTTTTCTGGCCCATTCCTAAGATAATTTGCCCATATATAAGCATCATCATTTCTAAGCTCAGTCCACAAATTATGCCAATCGGAATACGCTTTCTCGTATTTTGCAGGAGTGATACCTGTGGCTGCCTGCACCTCGTTTTGCGCAGTGTTCTTTGACTGAGTAGGAACAACAGAACTCTGCTCAGGATCCTCAATATCCCTCTCAGGTATACTAGGAAGCTCGGGTTTTTTTACCAAACTACCGTCGGCCCCTGTCTTTCCCTCAAGGCCAACCAGCGAACATATATCTAAACCTCCGATATCATCAAAGTAACCAGCTACGTTATCAACAGCACCCTTCCACTTTTCGTTGAGCTTGTCTATTGCATTAAAATCGTCAGGGTCCACGCCCGCTATATCAGCAGCTAGATTTTGTATCTGAGCCCCTTTTGGCAGGCTGTTTTCTATATCGGCCTTTAACCCCTCGAGCTTTTTCTCGATATCCAAAAGGCCTGTTGAGGATGCTGCTGCAGCTACTGCTGCCTTAGCATCTTTGAGTCTTTCGCTTATGCCGTCTGTTGCTATGCCTGGTATTTTTATATCACCGGGAAACCCTACGCACTTTGTTGGGTCTAATGCTGGAACAACTGCAGCAACTACGGCGAACGCAGACAAAGCAGTTTCGAAACTTGGAGTATCATCGATACCATCACCAGTTGTATCACCGGGTATATCTCTATATAACGTATTAGGTGACGTCATTGCAGCAACAGTAAATGGATATGTTAGTGCTCCACTATATACTGCATAAGACGTGTTACTACTATTATCAAATAACCATGTATCACCAGAACTATGTGGGCGTAGTGTCCAATTCGATTCTTTACCGTATATTGTTTCGAACTGTTCTTGTGTCGCGAATGGTGCAAACAATCCAAATCGATTATCTCCATTAGTACCAGCCATAACACTAAAATCTCCAAAGCCTCGAATCAAAGGTGTATTAGATACAGAATCACTATTGCAACCAATGAGTATATCAGTGATCGGGCCGTTTGTAAATATTGGTGTTATACTATCGATCGATCGTGCTGCAGTGTGGAACTTAGCTACAGGTGTTTGGCTACTCCCTAAGTAACCAGTATTAGTCACAGCTAATGTGTAATAAGGTCCATCAGTTAAAGTGCTAATAACTGCCGGGGTAACTAATACGTTTGTAACAGAATCGCTCTGAGTATTTGAAAGTTGTGGATACGCTAAATTACTACCTAATGCATTATTACTATTAGGATCTTCGACAACATCGATTAGAATATAAAACGTATGATTTAAAGTTGTTTGACTCCAGCAATAAACAAAGTTACCGAATCGTACAACAGTCGGAAATGTATCCCATAATGACCAATCAGTATCGGTATTAGTACTCCATATATCAGTGTAATCGTTACTACCATAGGCAATAACCTCTGCAGAACCTTCAGCACTTATGACTGTTTTTGTTATTGGATAATTTATCGTTGCCATATTATTATGATCCTACTCCTGTTCCCCCGATTGATGCGTTTGTATCGCCTTGTGATGTAGCGTCAGCTGCTGTATTTGGTTGTGAATGCATATGTGTTATAAGAGAAACACCACCACCTCCAGCTACTACATCACCGCTCACTCTTGCGTTTGGTGTATTTATGTGTATCTTTTCAGGACAGTTAATCTTAAGATTCTTAGAAGAGTTAATTGTTTTTGATCCTAAACATATATCAAAATCGTTGTTTATTATAGTATTATTTCTATCAGCACCTACAATTAATATATCATTTACTGATATGTTTTGTGTTCGTGACGCACCTACTTGTAACGTTTGGTTAACGCCGATTGTAGTTTGCTGGTCATCGCCTACACTAATAACTTGCCCGTCCTTTACTTTAAGCAGATCAGTAGTGCCTATATTAAATTCACGCTTGCCGACAACCTCTGTGATAGAGTCTCCGCCTATTTTAGTTTTAACATTACCTTCCACATTAAAGGTCATGTCTTTTCCTACGTCGACAACATAGTTACCCTCACATTTAACATTTACGTCTCCATCCACGGTTAAATTGCAATTACCAACTATATAGACAGTGTTATCCTTAGAGTGTACTGTATAGCCATCCCCTACTATAGTATCTATCTTAGATCCATCACTTATAATGTCAGACGATGTACCAGAGCTATGTGTAGTAGATATTCTCTCATAAGTAGGTGTATCATCGTATTCAATTATGTGTCCAGCCTCAGTTTGTGTAACATTATTGTGTGGATATTGGGGATTATAGTATGTTTTTGGGTCTGGTAGTGATACACCTTTATCTTCTGGTTTATCTTCATCGGATAGGCTAGATAGATGTGGTTGTCTAGCAATAGGTATGTCTGTAACTCTTTGTGCTAGTCTGTTTTTGTATACATCTGATATAGAATCGGTAGCACTATTCGGTGTATCTGTTCCAGTTTGTTTAGGGTATGTACCATTCGGGTCTTTAAAACCTTCTCCGTCTTGTACTGGTTGTGTACTTTCTCCTGGTAGTGAGCCAAGTATCAAGGCTTCTTGTTCGTTCGGGCCGTCAATAAATGTACCAAACACCCAGCTGCCTTGTACGAGTCCGAGTGTCTGCCCTATACCTGATGTCGATGCGCATGTCACTGGCATAACTACATTATACCATGGTAGGCTCTTGGTCGGCAGTAGTGTTAAATCTTCGGTGTGCTTACCAAATATACGTACGCGTACACGATTTAATTGAGATGGATCGTTATTATCTTCTACGACACCAATAAAGAATTGTGGATTTTGAATCATAATGTTGTTTCGGGTTGTATCGAATCAGTCTTTGCTACTATCTCTGTATCATGTACACCATCTTTGAACGTATGAATACAAGAAAATATAAGATACTGGCCCGATAACATAAGGTCATACCGCTCTGTATCTGATTTTCCAGTGTACTCTTTATATATAAGTGGATCGGTTGCCTTCGGAAAATGTAATGCTATCGTTCTTCCTGGGTTAAGAAGTGTATCTCCCATCACAGTAAAGCTATGAGAACATGCATCATAGTTAGAAATATATGCACGTGAGATATGTGATTGCTCTTCGGCGAGCTCATTCATATTCTTTGGTCCATTATACGACGAACGATTCACATAATGGTATGCTATATTCGCTTGTGGTATCTTATTCAATGGTGATCCCGCCTCAGATTCACGTTTATTCTTGACAGATTGACCATACGCTACATTCTTTTTTGATGTACTGTATTCACTCTTTAATACCTTTGAAGCATCGAATATATGCTTACGATAATTCTTTTTAGCGATATCCACATAACGATTTTCAGATGCAAACGCACCTTTCTTCGCTTGTAATGATGGTGCAAGGCCGATATTTGAATTGACTTTCAGCATCTGTGTAGACCTCTCTAGATAGTTGGCATGCGTATTCGGTGTAGTATCTAGTTGATTTGTACTTCGAAACGTTTTATAAATAGGATTCTCATCTCTATTGTTAATATAGCTCAAAGACGTAAGTTGAACAAACCCTGAAAGGTCTTGGTACAAAAAATATGGTGTGCGATTAATATCTGCAGCAGTATCTAGTACTGTCATAGCTGCTCTCAGTGGATTTGATATGTTTATATTACCATCGAATTGTGTACCGCATTTACCAAATGTAGCAAAATTCGACACATTCAAGTCGTCTTTCATGATTCGCTCGATGATAGACACGTTAGTTCCAGATATTGTTCGCGAAATTGTTTTAAGCGGTGCAATATAAGCATGCTCTGACACAGCAACTAATGTATAAGCCTGCACCTGTGAGTTTTCAGCGTTCCTAGCGTAATCATTATATTCCTGTACGTAAAACTTATAAGATAGTGTACGTTCAACATCAAATGATTTAGTGACAATTTCAATATAAAGAATTTCGTTACCAGTAATGTTAAATTCTTCTAGGAAGTTTGATTCATCACGGATCCCAACCTCGCATACAAGCGCAGGAGAAAAAAGACTTTCGTGTATCTTAGTATAACCCACCATGCCACGTATGTCACGGCGTTGGCCGTTAACATTTTCCATGACACACTCTGTCAATTGATAGGCAGAATTCCCTATAGAATTACCTTTTTCATCAACAAAGCCTCTATTAAATTTATCACTCATTCAGCAGTTTTTTAAATTCTCGTGCGAAGGCCTCTATGTATATTGGATCTACCACTTTGATTTTTTTTCTCAAATTATTTTCCTCTATTATGTCATCATATATTGACACATAATTGCTCGCTTCAGGACCTGCATTATATTCACTTATTTCCTCGTTAATATTTGTTGGATCGTAATAATGTGCAGGAGCAAGAGATCCGTCTTTCCAATACTGAGTAGATGTTAACGTGTAATTTGCATCTAAGATATCATCTGGATAATTTTCAAAAAAGGCATTCGGCCTAAATCTAACTGCAATTGGTCTTAGCTCGTCTAAAAATGATTTACGAAGGCCTATAGTTGTTGAATTATCACGAAATTGAACGCTAAAATCTCCGGAAGCTTCGCTAATATAGAATAAATTAATTTTTGATTCAGCCGAATATTTAATATCTAAGGTGCTTTCTGTGCCTACTTCAGCATTTACCGATGCATCTTCTGCAAACCAAGTGATGTCGCTATTATCAATCCAAATAAGAGACATATTTGGATCATAATCTATAATCTTAGCCGAAGCAAATACTCGTTTATTTTGCTCAGTACCAATAACTTTACACAACCTTAAATACGGAGAATAAGATGTATTTTTAAACGGAATACCCGTTATCATTGATCTCCTCCCTTGGCTGTCAGCCTCTCCAACTGGAAATCTAAACGCAGAAATGTTTTTGTACTGATTAGCTATATAGTTTTTAATCTCGCTATCGCCTTTTGGCCATGCTGATAGACCCTCTTTTAATGAGTCGTTAGTGATAAAAAATGTCCAATAGTAATCAGGTGTGCCATAAAGTCTATGCGAAACTGTGTCAGGCCTTTCTGCATTGATAATATCAACTGTATTATATGCATATGAGTTTTGTGCTAATCGATCAATAACATCCACATAGCGAAAATAGTCGGTGATTACAGTTTGAATAGCATCGCCTTGTACACTATACAAAGCTTTTGGAAATTGATTAAAAAACATTGTGTTATATTTACTTTATTATTCGTGTGGTGGATATAGATTTTTAACTTTTCAAAAATGTCGCGTGGCCATATCATTTGCCAGTAATTTTTTTGGCAAAATTAATTGCATTTTGGGCTGATTTCGCCTTAGTTATTTGTTCTTCACTTTCCTTTAGATTTTTCAGGGCCGTATCCTGAAGTTCTGCAACACTATCTGTTAAGCTGTTAAATGCTTCGTCAAATTCATTTTCTCTGATACCGTCTTCAAGATCAACAATTTCCTCCCGCGTAAGGATTTTTGTTTCTTGGAATTGTAACGACACGTCAATTTCATAAGGTGACATGTCTTCATCACGAAAAGTGTTTGACGACGCATTTATAACTGTATTTGCCGCTGTAAGATAACATGAATAAATTTTAGGCATATAGGTTAATTCTTTCCCTCCTTTTGGCTCTAGAAATTCAATAATCCACTTTGGCGGGTATTTAAGCATAAAACTACTAACACCTCCTAATTTCGATGCATACACCTTTTCTCTAAATACTCGTTGTATAGCATCGATCTCCTGGACTTCCTGCTTGGATTTTCCGATCATTTTAAAATCAAATTGGAAATTTCTAAG